GGCGGGACCACTCCCTCCAGACGCGATGAATGATCGGATGCCCGACGCTATCTACCTGCATTTTGCCAGAGCTATCCCGCTGAAATATCCCCTGCCTGAGAAAACTTGGATCGTTTCTCATTATGCGTTCCCGCTCTCTATTTCCACGTAGGCATTTACGATGCTGATATTGGCGAAATCAGAACCGGATATCTCGATAAATGGCCTTCTGGCCCTTCCGAGATTCCCGGGCCATCGGCAACGGTAGAGATATTCTCCGATATGGCCGGCGCCGCGCCATTTCTCTGGTCCAAAGGTATAGCCGCCGTCCTTGCTGTAGCGCATACAGATCTTCGGGATGGTCGTATCCGTTTCAACGGGTTCCGCTCCGCTCCACATGGCGTATAAAGTGATATTGCCCGTTACGGGGGATGAGAAGTCATAAGCGAAATTCAGACCGCTATCGCTGTACCATCCCAGGAAACTATAACCCATGCGTGTCGGATGCGCGGGAAGCGTCGCCAGGTCACCATAATTCACGCTCTGGCTGGATATGGCACTCCCCCCATTCGAATCGAACGTCACCGTGTAGGCGATGATAGTCCATTGAGCATAGAGAGTGGCATCTGCGGCAAATGCGTAAGTTGCTTCATCGGCATAGGCTGTGCCGCTGCCATCAGCTGCCGTATTCCATCCGCTAAACGTGTAGCCCGTCCGAGTGAAGGCATTGGCCGTTAAAGCAGTCGCAGCACTGGCCGTTTGATTGCTCATCGAGCCTGAACCGCCGTTGGCATTAAAGATCACGGTGTATAAAACCGGATATATTTGCTGGCAAATCTGCTTCATCTGGGCGGCTGTTTTGGCAATGTTAAATACAACTACTTCGTCGAGAAGTCCGTCGAAATAATAAATATATCCACCGAGAATGAAAGGAGAACTTGATCCCTGCATCCCATACAAACCAGTGCTCCCGGTCTTTATTGTCTCCAGGGTGGTATCGTAATCGTAAAGACGGGAAACCCATGTTTTTGTAGCGGCATCGAAAGCCACGCCAACGCAGTACCATCTGTCAAGTTCTATTGGATCCGTTACGGTTACGGAAAATGATCCCATCGTCAGCGTTACGGAATGGTTGCTCTCCAGAATCCCTATTTGCCAAGAAGTTCCGGCAACCCCGCCGACACCATACACCCCTGACAAATTCCACACACCCCCAGGAGATGGATAGGAGGAAATTTTAAACCGCGAATGGACAGAAAATGACGAATAACTCCCGGCGACTTGCCCCGGAAAATCAACTGATAAATCGACGTTATCGCGGGATAGCCTGTTGTCTCCCGATGCTATCTGGGCGCTGCCGACGCCTTCTTTAAAATCGACGGTATTTGAGGAAACGACACCAGTGGCCGTAAGGTGATTCATCCCTTTGCTATCCAGAAGGATATCCGCTCCGGGCTCGAGCCTGTATAATGCCACGCATCTGGAATCCGTACTAAAGTCGTTCGGCATAGAAATGCTTTCTCGTCAATATCATTACGTTGGTCCGCCTGGTGATTCGGGCTGGATGAATCCCGCTCCAGCCTCAATATCTATTTCTAGGTCCCTTGGGAATAGATATTTATTTTCGTTTGATCCGAGCGGCACGCTGCGCAACCATCTTTTCGGATTACCATCGTCCGATGTGAAACCGCCGGACTGCTCGTAAACCGTTCCATAATAACGGTCACCAACCAAGTGCATCCCGAATGCAAAGCAATGACATTGCGCCCGGTGGCGCTCCCAAAGCCCGGTTGCTTTATTCCAATACGCCCGTTCGTGCCACAACGTTGTAGCGCAATCATAAACCAGCGTTTTGTCTGCCGTTGGAAATGTCCAGACGCAGAAGATGTGTCCATCCTCCTGATAGGCATAGCCAATTGCATCCGAGAGATCCGCGAATGTCGCAAGCAATTCCTCGATCGCATGAGTGCTGATTCTCTGGGGCGTGTATCCATTTGCCCGCCAGAATATCCCGTTGCCACGGCTATCAGAGCCAAGCCAGAAGATTGAATTGTCCGCCTTGAGCACACTGTTTGCGGCCGCACAGCCCTGCTCAATGAGTGCGCCTGGTATTCTGGCAAGCGGAAAATCCGGATCGCCGCTATCGGCCCATACTTCCACGGTTTCCCGTCCGAGTGTCCATATCTCGCGGTGGTCGGTGATGATGGCAACGACATTATCCGGATCGCCCTCGGCAGACGCGAAGTCGAGTGGATCCCACGTTAATCCATCGTACTGCCCCGAAATGCGGATAATCTGAGAATCGGGCGTCAATCCGACAAAATAGCCGTCTGCGAAACGGACCTGAGCCAGCGGCACGGCGACATTCACAAGCGTATTCGTCGCCAAATCGTAAATATAGGTATTCTGCGATGAGGCAATGGCAAGCTGAAACCGGTTCGAGGCGATACACGCGGGCTTTCCGTCATTGGCCATAATACCGCGTGCGTGGATTTGATTGTAATATCCCGAGGAGGGGGCGGTCGGATCAACGGCGGATAATAGCTCAGCCAATTTCGCCCCGGCTATTGTGAAGCATCGGCCATTTGAGGCGAATAGGCCACGGATCTGGTTTTGCACGGGATTCAACGGATCGTTGCCGCTCCCCGGCCCGTAGCGTGCGCGAAAGCCCGGAGTGGGATGAAAGACTATTCGCCCGCGGCTATGTGCCGTCGGGGCATCGGGAACAATCTCGGGGATAAGGTTGATGCAGCGTTCATTGGCTACGGCCCTCGCTGTATCTTTGTAGTATCCTCCGCCAATCCAGTCTTTCATTATCGTGTCCCATATTACGGATAAGAAGGCCCACCGGTGTAATAATTGAAGTCGCCCCGCGTTGATCGTCCCCTCGTGCCCGCTTCGGCCGTGTCGATTCGCGGGGACTTGTCATTATTCCGCTGTATCGCCGCCCTCGCCCGTGCCGCCTTTGCCGCTAAGTCGGTTGGCACGCTCCGCCCCATGGGACCGCAAACCTCCTCTGCCAACGTGAGCATGAGCGCCAATTCATATCCGTAGGGTGCACTAAAGGCCAGTGTAGCATCGGTTATTTGCGCCAGGGCCACCCATGTCTCAAGCCGGAGTCCGTAGGCATAGTTCGGTATAGGCCAGAGCCACAGAGCCCCGCTGGGATGGTCTGGCGAGTAGTAGAGGTCCGTGGGAACGCTGCTGGTGAGTGATTTCACCCGCTTATTTGCCCACCAATCGTCATCGCGGAGATTCAAGGGCAAATCCACGCTAGGCGTTGAAGTCGTGAGAATCAGCGCGGCATTCTCGATGCGCACAGGCCTCGGCGCTGCAAAGTCGGGCGCAACCAATCCGGGACCGATTAAATGCGGCTGATGAAGCGCCGTAAGCGTGTAGGCCGTGAAGGCTACATTCCATACATAAACCTTGCGAGCTGCCCACTGGTCGATGATGCGGTTGAGGCGAGCCAGGCAGAAGGTGACATGTTCGCCGCTGATCGCCTCGCCGATGTCGTACACGCCGCACTCTACAAGCGCGTCCGTGATGAGTTCGATTGTGGTAGCCATGGGCTACTCCTTATGGGGCCGTCCCGGTCCTCGTTTCAGAGATGCATTCTCCGCCTTGAGCTTTTCGGCTTCGATGCGCAGCGCCCTTTCTTCTTCGGTTTCCTCTGGTTCCGGCTCCGCAACCGGCATTCCCGGTTTCGTGCTCCATCCGGCCTTCATTGCCGCCTGTTCGTCTTCCCTGTTCTGCGCGACTTTGCGCTCTCCGCCGCGATACATCATTTTGGGGAATTCCTGGTGGATATATTGCTTTTTCGGAGGATTATTCAGGTCGAATTCCTTAATCCCCTCATGCTGGTCATGCCTCGCTACTGCAAGACGCATGTTTTCAATCTCTTCTGCCGTAAACTGACGCTCTGCCATTGCTATTTCCTCCGGTTGGCCCCCATAGAGGGCTATTTCCTGTTCTCGTTTCTGTTGTGCCGTCCAGCGGACAGACACGTTTTGAGTGCGATGCTCATTTATGCTCATGTTTTTCTTTTGCCTTCTTTGGTTCCTTTGGTGTGCTTAACTGGTCGATCCAGTGCTGGCACTCCTGGATAGCTCCATCCAGCGCATTGACGTTTGCCACCATTTGCTCCCGATCCTTATTGAGTAATTGCAGGCGGGACTGGAGTGCTTCCAATGTGATCGTCGGCTTCGGCTCCTCTGGTGCTTTGTCCTGAGCCGATACGAAAGGAATAAATAACAGAATTGCGATTAGAAGAATGAGCTTTTTCATATTGAGAACGAGGGACGAGCCCGAAAGCCCGCCCCCCCCCTGAATGATCGTTAAAGATTAATCAACGGGTGCGCCGGAATACAATTGAATATACCGTGCGACTCCATTGATTAATACCTTGATGTATCCGTCCGCCGTACTGGGCTCAGTTCCCGGAGCGCTATTCCAAACCAGAGGAACGGTGCCGGTAAGCTCTAATACAGCGTCATAGGTCTGGCTATTGGTCATCGTCTCAGGAACTTCGATCCTTATCGGAACGAAGTTTCCCGTGATCGCGGTTGCCGAAAAAGCCGATCTGATCCGAATGCCACTGACATTCCCGCCAATCGTGCGGGTGCCCGCGTCATCCGTAATCATTTCGACCTGCAAACCACGAACATCGCCAGTAATCGTTCCTACTGCCGTTCCCTTGAGATAGGAATCGACGTGGAGGCCGATTACACTAGCGCCCATGGTAATACCGCTGGCAACTCTCGGGCTGATCTCCCCGCCAATTATGCTGCCGGTTGAGGCAACGTTTTGTGACGGTTTGACCTGAAAGCCTATCGAGCTGCCGGTGGCTTGGGTATATCCCCGGCTATTGATTGTGACTGGCTTATTGTCGGAAAACGTCTGCAACGTGAGGTTGTTGCCGTACGCCCCCAGCAAACCGCCTACTTGCCGTTGAACCGCGACAAATTCAGAATTCGTGCAGCTTATAACACTGCCTGTCCGGACATTGATCAACGGTAAATACGCATAGTTCCCGGAAACGCATCGGCCCGCCGGATCGGTAGGATACGACACGAATGCGGAGGACGGACCGACATAAACTGCAGTTCCGCTATTATGCAGCCGAGCTACCGTGCCGTTGGTGCCCCTCATTACGGTGATGCTGGTCCCGTTTACGGCGAGCACGTCCATTGCCTCAGAGTCAACAAAAGCATAGGTGCTTCCGGCCACAAATCCGGTTGCGCTGGTCACCCGGATATTCTGCGTTGAAGTTGAAGAAACCACAGCCGACAAGGTTGTCGAAGTCGTGGTGGTCTGCGCCCAGGCGCTACCCGAAAGGCACAGAAGCACTGCAATCAAACAAAGTAATTTTTTCATATTGGCCTCCTATGCCATCGCCCAAGTTACGGCGCCATTGTCCTGATATCCATCGCCAAATCCGAGCAGTGAATCCATGCGGTTGACTTGCATCGACCGGACCGGATCCCATGCCTCGACTTTGCGGACGGAAATTCCCGTTTCGGGGTCCGTGGCCTGACCCGCTTTTTCCACTGCTTTCGGCACATACAACTTCGCACCGACCAGCATGAAAGCGAATCGAGAGAGCCCTAGACCGATTGTTCCGGTTTTCGGAGTTGCGTTGACGATCGTGCTTCCGGGCCACAGCGTGAGCAGGGCACCGTTGATATTCAGCGCATCTACGTTCTGATACTGCGACGCCGGTCCGTAGATCGCCGGGAGAATGCTAATCGTGTCCGCACCACCCGTGAGGGTGTAATCATCCATGACCGTGAAGGTTTTCGCCCGCGCCGGTCCGACGATTGCCCGTGTCATCGGATTTACCTGGTTCACATTGGCAATTGAGAACTTATCGCCCTTTTTCAGCGTGTCCCCGTTGGTGCCGGTGATGATGAGCGATGTTCCCTGTTGATTGGCGCCGGTGCAGCTCACGCCAACGACATTCGCCCAGGTTCCGGAAGTATGGGAATACAGTGAGTTGGATTCGAAGAAGTCAAACCCAGCCAGCTTGCCAAGTGCGCCTTCCTTGAACATCTTGGTGAGTTCGTCGGCTGGTTGGAAGAAGTTGGTGATGTTCGAGCCGAGACTGTTCATCTGCGAACTCGAAATCAACATGCCTTTCTTACCGGGAGGGCAAGCCTGCTCCATGAGAACCTGCCGGGCACTGTAGGCCGTTGCCACGGTTGTGGCGTTCGTGCCTAGGATGCCGACCACGTTGCTGGCATGTTGGTAGGCCCACAACGCAGCGCGACGATCCATGTCCTGCGCCATAGCGGCGGCGCAAGGAGCCCAATAGTTCTCGCGCAGCTCCTCTTCGCTTCGTTCGAGTTTGACGGCGCGTTCGTAGTCGTCCCACTCGAAAGGTATCTGGATCCACTGATCCAGATTGACCGTGGTGTATATTCGCTCGATCCCCTGCGGAACATAGCCCATTCCGTCAATGACGCGGGGCCTCCAGGGGAATTTGATTTTCACCGAACTGCCGACCGCGAACTCTTTGGTGAAATCCTTTTCCCAATCGCGGCTGAAATATTCCGCCGCAACCAGCTTGTTCAACAGGAGACGCAATATCTCCATGCTAACCCAATTGGTATTGATGAATTGATTTGTTGCCATTACATGCCTTTCGCTCGTGCAAGATCGCGGATATTAGCGGAGCGTCTGAATGCCGCGAAGTTTCCGGCCTTGCCTGCCTCCGCAACCTCGTCGGCTGGGGCGCCTTTGCTGCCACCAAGCTCCTCTGGAGGAGGCGGAGTTTTTGTGAGTTTCTTTGAGTTTACGGCAGGCTTTTCTTCCGCATTGGCATCATCCTTATCTTTCTTCCCGTTCTTGCCAACCAGTTCTTCCATTACAAGTCGTTCAAGAATGACGGCCTTACGAATGGCTTCACCGGGGTCTGTTCGGGCGAGCTGGATGAATTCCGCCAAATCCTCAGGATTCTGGCCCATGACATACATCAGGTCGACTAGGACGGGGGAACCGTTGATGATACCCTTTATTTCAACGGGAATTTTGGCGTCCCCGACGATTTTTCCCACGGTTGACGTAATGATGTCCTGAGCTTCTTCCCCGTAGCGTTTTTCTGCCTCTGCGAGCTTTTCTGTAAGCTCCTTGCGCGTGCTTGCGTCGGCCTGGTCTCTTTTGTAGCGTTCGATGGCCTGATTGGCCTTCCATTCGGCAAGATCCTCTTCATGCTTGTCCATGGCGGCTTCGTAGGCTTCTTCGTTGCCCTCAAAATCGGCGTATTTTGGCCTTTTGGGACGTTCGGGCGGCTTTACGGGTTGCTCCGGTGTTTCTGACGCCGTTGTCCTGCCGAGTTTGGTGCGCAAATCTGTCACTTCGGCTTTTAGTGCTTTCAGTTTCGCTGGGGTAAGATCCTCCTCTTTGAGGATGCCCAAAACCTCTTCCAGACGGGTCTGGGCCGTGCTGCGGGTTTTCGCCTGTTTTGGCTCTTTGTCTTTGCCCGTTTCCGAGTCGGGGGAGCCTTTTTCATCCTTGGACTTATCGTCCGTAGATTCGGAGTCGGCATCCTGCGCGTCTGCCTTTGCGGGTGCCTTGGACGCTTCCGGAAGTTTCCCGGTTTTGCGCCATTCGGCATAATCATTTCCAGTGGGTACTTTAATTGGTGCTTCGGCAGCCGGGGTGGACGTTGCTTCCTGCCCAGCTTGGTTTAGATTATCGTCCATTGATTTCTCCTTAAAAGGTTTGCCCCAAATAAAAAAGCCGACTCCCGCCGTATACGGTGTCGGCTCTTAAAACCCTTTGGGGCTTTGCCCGCTTCCCGTCGGAAGAAGGCAAATATCAGATTGTCAAAACTATAATTGCTTTATGTAACCCAGGTCGCGAATACCGCAGCCAAGCGAACTCCGGCCGCGTTGATTTCCGTGCGCACGACATTCCAGGCCAAAGCCGGATCGTTGTGCTCATTGTCCATGGTAGTCGTGCTCCACTTCGGGTCAAGGCCCAAAGCTTCGAGCTTCCCGATCAAGTAATTAAGATCCCGGATTGTCTGGTCCTTCTGAGTTTGTGTTATTACTGCCATTTTCAGCTCCTTAAATTTAAATATTCTACCACAGCCATTGGAGGACAGTGAAAAATAGCTGCAGGCCCTTCCATGCTATTTCACGTCTCAATAGATTGTACGATAGCGCCGGATCGCCGACCACTGCGCCCGAAGTCCACTGGGGATCCAGTCCCAAGGCATTGACTTTGGCTTTGTAATAATCCAGGATCGCCACCATGTCATCTTTTTGCTGTTGAGAAATTGCAGCCATTTTATATGCCTTCCTGCGGCAATGCTTCTGGCGCGGCGGTTTCTTGTTGCGCCTGTTTTTCGGCTAATTCCTGCTCATGCCCTTGCTTCATGGCCTGCATCGAAGCCTCGTGTTGGTGGATATCGAATTGCTTCATCATATCCTCCACGAAAATGAGACGTTCCTCGATGCTCTGAGCCTTGGTCGTGATTTCAGCCTTCGCCAAATCTGCCTCGATACGCATCTGCTCGATCTTTAGTTTATACTCATTTTCAACGACGCTCGCATCTATTTTCTTCTGCAACTCAGCAATTTCAGCTTCTTTCTGCTTAGCGTATTCGTTTAGCGCCTGCATCTGCTGCTGCATTTGCTGGACTTGCTGCATGACTTCGGGTGGTATCTGCTGGCCTTCTTTCTTAGGGTCTATTAGATCGGCCATTTCATCACCACGCGGGCCGAGTTGCTTCATGCGAATTGCAATACCAAGGAGCTTGGCCATCTGCTCCGGGGCAATGGGTAGATTCTTTAGATTCGAAATCAGCACATCCAGAAAATCTGATGCCTCTTCTCGCTGACTCGCATTGCTTGGCCCCGTGCTGATAGTCACATGATGCTGCGATTCATCGATCTTGAATTGCTGTTCCTGGTTCTTCTCGTCGATGTACGGCGCTTCGGTATTGAGCCGGGCGCGGTAGAATGTGTCATCGTTCTTCTGGAGCATTAATTCGCGCTCGCTATCATAAACCACGTTCAGCCATGAATCCATGACGCGGCCGGCGAGACGCAACTGTCTATCGAAATTGTCCTGAAAGTGGAATGAGCCGACTTCCTGGTTTTCCTGCATGCGTTGCAGTGCGATGCCGCTTTTTTCGTTCTGCCTCTGGGCTGCGGTAGGCAACGGGCTGATTCCCATTGCTGCCTGGACCGCTCGCCTGCAGCTATCCTGCGCTTGGATATATTCCCCAAAATGCGGCGTGAACTGAATGCGGTTGGGAAGCGGCAGAACCTGCCCGGATGCGCCATCAACCATTGGATCAACTTGTATGTAAGCCCTAGCTGTCGAGGTGAGCTGCTCCCAGGCTTCGGCGTCGCTCTCGAATTGGCCCTTGTATCCCATGTACGGGGCCTTTGGAGTGAGTTTGGCCTCTTCTGCCATCTGAGACACAAGGTATGCCAGACTCATTTGCGGATCGCGTGCCAATCGAATCAGGGATAGAAGCTTTCGTTCGGCCCCGAGTCCTTCATCCACCCAGATTTCCTCGCCAAGTACCGGGATTATCGGCAGTATTTCACCCGGCTGCGGGATGCTCTTCAGGATTTCGACGCCGTTGGTGATGTACTGCACAACGGTTTTGTCCTCATATTCGCGCTCGGCTAGGGGCTCGTAGCCCTGTTCGGGTTTATGGTTGATGATCTCGCCATTTTCCATAAGATAGAGCTTTGTGGTTTTGCTTTCCACGCGCCAATACTCAGCTATTAGAACCCTGTCTTCTTGAATCCATGCCGGGGCCGATTCACGAATATCTGCCGTGAAGTCCTTGACTTCGGCATTTTTGTATTTGCGCTTGAACTCACTTTTTAGCATCCAATCCAGAATGAAGCAATCCTTTGCATCGCTCCAATCAACCTCTTTGCAATCCCAGTCGAACAGCACAGCGTCGGGATTGAGCAGCGGCTTGATGACGATTTCCTGATCGAAGGACTTGCCGACGTATTGGCGGGTGATGCGGAAGAAACCGTATGAACCGCGCACGGCCGGCTCGAATCCGCTTGTTATATAAATGCTCGGCGCTCCGCACTTGTACTCAATCGTGCGGATAAGATCCTGCCGAAGCTCTGCGCTCTTCTCATCGCTGCCCTTGCCATCCGGATCGATCTTAATCCCGCGCTTATTTTTGCGAACGGCATTGATTGCCTGGTTTATGTACTGGCGCAACTCATCGTGATTGAGACATGGGCGCCCGACATCCTCGCGGGCCTTGCGGTCTTTGATATCCCAGGGGTCACCGAGAAGGTAGCGATAGTCGATCTTGCGCTCTTCGCGCGCCTTGCGCCAGCGGTCGGTTAAATAATCAAATCTCGTTCTTATTTCTTTAAGTAATTCTTCGTCTTTCATTTATTCTTTTCCGCGTAGCAAGAAAACATATTTTGCATCTTGGATTATTGCTGCGAAACCCCAACGGCAAAGTATTTTCCGAGGTGTATTTATGACCATTGTGGCAATGCGTATGGGTTGGCGGCCTATGATTGTTATTTTGTTCTTTGGATGTAGCCCAGCGACAATTATTTGGTTCGTAGTTGCCATTATTGTCAATGCGATCTATGGAATGGTCCTTCGAGGGCCTTTTGCCCATATCTTGTAAAAAATTAGAGAAACTATCAAGCCATCTTTGGCAAATTGTAATCCCGCGACCGCCGTAATATTTATAAGCAGGACTTGTTTTTCTAAGGCATCTCTGGCGCATTGCAAACCATGATTGCCACTCTGGGGAACCGGTTAAGCCGTGAGTATAACAACAATGATCTTTTCCTCTTGGATATGTATTCAAAGGCCTGCATTTATAGCAATAGCTGTTTATTCTTGATGCTCTTCTCCAAAGTAAAACGCCACATCCCGGGCATTCAGACAAAATATTATCTTGCTTACAAGTTGGCCTTGGTGGAATCAAATAAAATGAATGCAATAAATTGATTTCAATCATTACGACCTCTTCATTGCCTTTGATCCCTTGCGCTGTTTTCCTAGGGCCGGGTTGGAGTGCAATTCCGCCTTCATCTTTTCCTGCTGTTCCGGGGTGAGGGGAGAGCTGGAACTCAATAGCTTTTTAACCTGATTGCGCGTCCAGGGCGTCATTTATTTTTAACCTATTAAAAACATATTCGGATGCTTGCTTGTCTATAAAATCCGCCATTTCTTTGGCGGCATCAGGTAAATACTCCATCTCGCAAGCCTTGAAATGACCATAGCGATATACGCGATATTCTCTCCGGAGTTTTTTGAATAGATTGAAAATCATTGTATCCTCTGCGCCTCGCCGTCGAGGTAAATCCCAGCCGATATCCGCAAATAAGGCTCTTGCGTGGGTTTATAGAGAACTTGATGCACCTTGAAAACCACGCCATCCACCTTATCCTCGGGAATGTCGCGCATGAGATAGCGCCATGCCTGCTGTAACCGCTCTGCCGACATAACGGAAAGCTTGACAATCGTGCTCCAGAACGTCTTAAACTCCATCGGCCGATACTCTGCAAAACTGCCATCCTCGCGGATCATCGGCAATTGCTTACGCTCCGCCAGGTCGGCCGATCGCGCAATGTAAACGTCCAAGGGAAGCGGGCTGAAATGCAGGTGTGGTTTGAGGCTGTCGTAAATGCTCTGACGCTCTCGTGGCTCGCATCGGGCAAGCAATGACCTGAAATGCTCGTGATCACGGATCTTGCTTCCCAGCGCTTCCATGAGTCCGCGAGGAGCCTCAAGCGAGGGCAACCCATGGTTTGCGAGTATGCGATTAATTCGGTGCTTCTCGGCTCGATCTTGCATTACACGCTCCCCGCTCGCCCGAAGGCATTACCCCGTCGGCTCCATCCTTTGAGACGACCCCTCATGCCCTCCAGGGGATAACGCGGAGGCGATACTGCGCGAGTGGCAATCGGATAAGCCTCTGTCCGGCCAGTGCTGCCGGAGTTAAGACGTTGCATGATGCGGCTCGCTGCCGCTGGGTTGAGTGCTACCATTATTGCAACTCCTTTGCCTGGTCGCTGGCCTCTTTGCGCTGTGCGGCCCGTGAACCACTCTTAAGCACCTTAACAAGCTTGCGATGCTCGGCGATAAACTCGGGCTTCGGCATTGTTACTTTCTGTTGGATTCTCTGGGCGGCTGCGCGGCTGATCTTGGTTCTCATCGCTCAATCCTCGCTAGGTAAATACATAGCATAAATCCGACCATCCCACAAAAGGAAATGATTATCACACCCATGGGCTCACTGGAATTGGCCTCTTGCGCTGAGGCAATGGCTCACGGTTAGTCGGGGTTTTGACGACGACAGCCATGTAAGATAGCGCATCACTGTTGCTGACAAGGATTCCGTTTGCTTGATAACACGCGTGGTTTTTGACTGTAAGGTCGTACACCGACCGGTAATCCTCGGCGTTTTCTGAGCGCCATTTGCGAACATGCCGGAGTGCAGTATTTCGCCCTACCCGGGAAAGCAGCAAGATAGACCGTACCGCATATAAGGCAAGTTGACTCAACGCGCTTGCGGCCTTCCCAACATTTTGTTCCGTGTTTTCTATGCCATTCGATGCCTTCTGGCGATCCATGCCATTCTGCGGCCCGTTGATGCGCGAGCTCGGAGGGATTTTTGAGAATGCCTTGCTCTCTTCTGAGGATGGTATGCATACGTTGATGTTCTGATTCGGGTAAAAGCTCAAGGTTTTCCAATTGATTGTTGAGGGGATTAAAATCTTTGTGATGAACCTCATGGCCTTCCGGCACTGGTCCATTAGCGTCTTCCCAGATTGCTCGATGTAAATTGGATGGACCGGGAGTTGACCATTTGTGCCGCCTGTAATAATTTCCCGATAGCCTATATTCGTCACCTTTGAAAAAAATGAGATCGCCTTGCTCGACCATTCACACCCTCCTAAGATGCGATCAGTATAACGCAATGCGTCCATCTTAATCAACCCGCGATTTGTAAATATTTTATGCTCTGGTGTGCCAGTTAGAGTCTTTCCGCATGTTGTTTTAATGGTTATAAGATCATTGGTTTTTTTGACAAATCCAGCATGTAGAACGGTTGCTGGCCCTCGCGGAGTCCATACCTGCTCTCCTGGTGTAATTTGGTCAATGCGTTTGTATCCACGCGTCATGCGAACTATTGTCTCGCCCACAAGACAAGCATGGGAATTAACATCATGTAGTGGCTCCCTGTGCTCTATTCCCAGCGTGCCTTCCGGACTCCATCTGTAGTGCCGGAGTCGTTGCAGGCCGTCCGCGCACTTATCGCCATCGAACCAGAGCTGAGGGAACGCCAGCCGGAGCATGTTGAGGCGAGCGCTCACGCTCACTCGGGGAACTACCTGCACCTTATAGCCAGCGGATCGCAACTGCTCCTCGATTGTGCGGCCTGTGCTGAGCTGTGGCGCTCGGGCATCATGAGGCAGCCAGTGGCAGCCGTACAGATAGCCTTTGGTCTGCAAGTCGCGGACGATATCGGCGAGAGATGACGCCTCATACTCGGCGTACTCGATCATGCGCGTCTCAAAAGGAAACGCCTGGGCGAGCCAAATTGCAGTCCAGCGGTCCCCAATGTCCCAAAAGGCGTCAACAGGCCGACTATTATTGTACGGCACAGCGCGTATCCGCTGCTCTGCGTCCACTATGCGCATTTCCTTTGCGAACACTGCGCCTCTGACGTTCTGCACGCACGCTCCCTCATAGACGTGCTCGAACTCATCGGGGTCCGTGGCTCGCAAATATTCCATGTCGTCAATCGCTTCTTTGGAGAGCCACGGATTATCGCGGTAAGAGGTTTTTATTAGGCAGCAATCTGGAGGTGTTTGTAAGATGAAACGCTTATAAGTATCATCGGTCTCCAATTCCGGATTGAAAGTAACGAAAAATTGCGATCCTTTTTTTCGGAGCGTTGGAATCATCGTCATCCAACTGGCATGTGAGCAGGATTGGGCCTCCTCAACCCAAAGCGCATCAAAACTCTCATAGGCTTTTAGGGCTGTTTTGTCTCGGATCACTGATTGCAGGCCGGTGTAAACAAATCGTGTTCCGTTGGTGCCCTGGATTTTTTTCTCTTGGACATCATAGTATCTTTGATATCCCAAAAGCGCTATCTGATCGACCAATGTTGTATGCACAGATTCGGAGATCTTTTCCATTGTCTCACGGGCACACAACACGCGTATTTTTTCAAATATTCCGCGCGTAAGTAGGTGCCGAGCTACCGACCACGTTTTAAGCCCAAGCCTGCCGCCATATAGCACATAGTATCGATGCGGCTCCGAAAGGCGCTGCATGCATTCAGGCATTTCCACTCGTGCGCGGACTGGCTTAGGATTTAGGCTTAATGTAGACAATATCAGCTCCGCTCAATATTGGCGCTCCATTGCTTGTGATATCACCCTTTTCAACCCACTGCCCCATCTCAATGGCGGCCTGCTTTTGGTACTCGCGTAGCTCTTTAAGCAGCGGCGTATCTACCTCATAAACGTCGATCACTGTTGATGCAGGCCCATACCCCACGCCCTTTTGGTCGTGGGCGAGCAGCCCCGTAGTGCCTCCCGGGATGCCAATCATGTCCTCCGCTGCTGCTCTCTCGGCGATCACCTGGCGGAGCCGATTTGAGATATCTTCGAGGACGGCGACGCGATTCTCCTTCACCGCAATGCTTTTATTTTCAATCTTTGCGACGATTTTATTTTTGATTTCGGCTATTCTGGATTGGATCTTATCAACCCTAATCAAGCGCGATGCGTTTTGGTATGATCCTTTTGGGGCATATCCCGCATAGATGTAAGCAGGTGCAGCATCCTTGCCTTGTGCCACCAACTGGCAAAACTTTTCATGCTTGGCGTTCTTGAGGATGGGCATATAAGAGTAATAATCCGCGCTGATTCTAAAGTCAAGGAAAATTTCCCCGGTATTTTTCCCCTGTTGACGAAAAATGAAATCCATGATAAAAACGCAGGGACCGCGCGGGTGGAAAACACTACACATAATAAGCGGCTATCGACAGCAGTGAGCCGCTTCGGCGAGCGCCCTGGCGAGGGAGTGAATCTCTCATTGGGGATTTTGACTTTTCCGCCTTTTGTGATCTCCATCACACAAAAAGTGCTGAAAACCAGCACATGACGTGCTGAAAATCACACACCTATAAAATCAACAACTTACAGCCATTTTCGCTCATTTTCACCATTTATACAGTGCTGAAAACCAGCGCTATGTCTCAGATTCGGGACATAAAAATCATTGCATAAAATAACTAAGAATCCTGCATTGATGCACACTTACGCACGATTACGCCTATTTTGCGATGTTTGGCACGCCGCATGCATATATAACTATCATGTGGCAATCAAGCCACCGCGATCCCCGGCGCGAGACCGGCGGAAGAGAGCAGGATCTAAAATGGCAATAGATAAAATTCAGGATATCAATAAAAAACTTTCAGCGGTAAGAGACCGGATCGACGCTGCGAGAGACCGGGCGCTTGCTGCTGGCCTCAGGTATGACGCTGATCCAGAGTACGCTTCCCTGGTCGCCACTGAAAAGGCGCTCCAGGCTGAAAAACGTGCGGCATGTGGGCCAGTTGAAAAGCACGCCGACACTCGCCCGACGTGCATGGTAGAAAGCGTGATGTATCGCCTCGAATCCGCCGAAGTTGGAGACGACGACGGCATATCTCGCAAGGAGTGGAGGGCTGTCGGAGTGCGCGGGAATTTTCCTGAGTCCATATCAACCCCCGGAAACCGCGTTCCCACTTTTGAAGATATCAAGGAGGTGACCAATGCATAGCGCTGTTATCATCACCAAGCGCGGTAAGGGATACATCAGCTCAGCGTCCGGGCAGTACGGCGGCGGGCACAAGGGCGCTCGCTGCGGACTAACCCCGTATGAGGCAGCGGCCCGAGCTGCTCAGCTTATGATCGAGTACGGGCAGGGCAACCAGGAGGGCGCGGATTTGATGGCGCCTCCGGAAGTGATGGAGCTTGTACCGGAGCATCTAAGGAGCATCAAGGGCGCGGATCCCGCGCTATACCAAAAGGCCCAGGTAAAAGCGGCCGCATTTTTCTTCGGAAGGGCTCAAGACACAAAATCCGAGAGATGGGATTTTATCCAAACCCACGAACTCGACTGGGAGCATGGCGCAGAGAAACTCGCCCGCGGCGTTCTTTCTTTAGTCGGGGAATTCCGCACTCAAGAGCAGGATGAGGCTTTATACGCCTACGATCCCGATCAGAGTGCATATACTAAAATCTCCGGCGGTGACAAGATGCTTTCGGAGAGTGATGCACTTGATCGGCTTATCCCTGCGATGGATGCGTATCTTGCAGAGAGCGCGGAGTCAGAGTAGCCCGTCCCCCGCATTCGGCCCGATAGTGTGAGTCGGGCTCATGGGAGGGATGGAATGGAGGTTAAATACCGATGAACAAAAACATACTATCGATTAACGACTACGGCCGTAAAAAAGATTTCCGTTGGCAACCCACTGAAACCGCATATCGCGTATACTACCGCGAGGGATACGCGGCACGCCGAGTTGCAACTTTCTGCGGTCCGGGTGCCGCTATTATGGCGGCAGAGTTGGTGAGTACCCTAATCGAGGCCGGTATTAGGGCATTTTCGGAGGCGGTTTGATGAGCGAGGATAATTTCTGGGATTTAGTGCGCGGATTTGTTGCGGCTATTTTACTTGCGTCGATGCTCGATAATATTTTGCGGTGGTTATGAGAGTAATCTGCGCATGGTGCCGCAAAATCATGTCCGACGATGGTTCCGGAGGTCTGGACTCGCACGGCATTTGTGAGGAGTGCCGGGATTTGGTAGCTCATGCGGCCTCCACAAGTTCAGTTTGACAAGTCACACGCTCGGGTTGTGATTGATCATCCCGATCTTTTTACCCTGGTCGTCGTATTGCCACTCATAACCGGGTGGCAGTCCTGGTTTGGGTTTACTTGGTTCCGGTTTAGGTGGAGTTGTGCGCGCATGTCCCCATTCGGCTGCGTTTCGCATCCACTTTCTCCAGGCTGCCGGCCAGTCTACAAATCTGTCGCCCTTACTTCTGTGATGATCTAGGAATTTCTCGGTTTCGCGGTCCACGTCGACCGTCGGGACGTTCTTACTTGCCCATTCTTTCAGTTCGTCGCTGATTGGAAAGCTTTCTGGGGTTTGGGTTGCGCGTGCCTTTGCACGTGCGCCTCCCTTCCCTTCCTTTTCCTTTTCCTTTTCCTTTTCCCTTCCATCCGTGCATTGTTCGTCAATGCACATGCATGCACATGCAGGATCGGGAATCCTTGATTTTGCTTCATGGGAATTTATGACTTGGTGATGATTCCATGATGGTATAAATCCATATTCCGTGCCATCTTGAGAGTATTTGACGATGAATTTATACTTCGCTAATTCGTTCAAAACATGCGAAAAGTCAATTTTGTCGTATGGTAGGCAGTCTAACTTAAGAGCTTCCGGGTGCCATTGGAAACGCCCCTCCCGATCCGCAGCCGTCCAAAGTCCCGCAAATGACAATCTGAGGGGTAGTTTTGACTTCTTTTCCGCTTGAAATAGATCGTAATGCCTGAAAAATTCCGGCTTAATAGTGCGGATTCTCGCCATTTTTAATCCCTATTCTGCGTACAGGTGAAAAATCGCGTCTGCTCTGCGTCAAATCCGATGTCGAAAGTTCCGATGGGCCCATTTCGCTGCTTGGCTATTTTGCATTTGCGAACCCCTTCGTGCTGTCCAGCCCAGAGAAACATCACCACATCTGCGTCCTGCTCAATAGCGCCACTCTCGCGAAGGTCGGATAACTGGGGCTCGTCCGTTTCCTTTTCGAGCCGATGCAGCTGACTTAGGGCGATGACAGGGCATTTCAGGTCTTTAGCCAACTTCTTTAATTCCCGGCTGATGTTGGTCACTTTCTCGTAGAGCGATTTTCCCGGCCCGCCCAGGAGTTGTAGATAATCGACGATAATCAGGTCGAGGCCCCCATCCGCCGCTGCCCGCTTGCATCTTGCCCAAAGTTGGTCGGTGTTGAGACTGCCGGAATCGTCGATCTGGATTGATTGCTTGGATATGCGATCCGATGCGTCGGCGATCCCCAGCCAATGGTCTTTATGAAAATATCCGCCCAGGAGGGAACCGATTGATATCTGCGCCTCTGCCCCGATCATGCGGAAATAGAGTTCTGTATTGCTCATTTCGACGGAGAAAATAGCCACGCGCTTACCGGCGCATGCGATATAGGTTGCCATGTTCACGGCCATTGCGGATTTACCCCCGCCTGGTCGCGCTGCTAAAATAATCAGGTTCCCCGGACGAAACCCACCAATGATGCGGTCTATATCGTAGAATCCCGTCTTGAGCCCGTACCCATCCCGATGCTTCTTGCGCTCCTCAAGCTCAGAGAATCCCGTGCGGGCAATTTCGGATATAGGCTTGAGGCCTGACTCTTGGTAGCGCCCATAGAAGCCCATAAGCTGCCCCTGGATGCGCTCTATCAGTTCTTGCGGGCCGTCCTGCTGTGCCGCTGCCTGCGCGTGGATCTGGCCGGCCAGCTGCATCAGGGACCGCAAAACGGAAGTCCGGCGCACAATGGAGCAATAGTGTTTGGCGTTACTGGCCCGGGCGACTCCATCCGTGAGGTTTGCCAGCGCCGGCATGCCGCCGAAACGCTCGAACTCCCCGCGGCGTTGCAGCTCCGCCTTGAGCGTCCAGGGGTCAATGGCTACACCCTCTTTTTGCAGGGATAGAATTGAGCGGTAAGCCATCCTGTAATGCTCGGCGAAAAAATCTGATTCCTGCAGCATGTCGCTGACAATATGAATTGCCTTATCATCCATAAGGATAAGGGCAAGGACGATCTGCTCCGCCTCTAAGTCTCTTGGGGCGTCTGCCATATTGTAATTCCCGCCTGAATGCGAATAAGTTGAAGTTTTTCCTGCAGCAATCTGTCAACCATTTGTGAATCTCCGCGAGCCTCGGCCTTTAGAATAAGTCCCGTAAGGCGTTCACCTTCGGAAATGATTTCTGCGTGCGTAATGGGTTTATATTTTGACATACGCAACCCCTCCAAGGTTGAGCGGGCGGATGTCCTTGGAGGTTACACCCGCCCACGATTGCATCTAGTTCCGCTGGCCGGCGGATACTTCTTTCCCATTATCCCGCAATCCTCCACCCATGTCAAACTTTTTGCAGGTCACGAAACGGCGAACAGCCCGCCCTGAATAGTTTTTTGATCCACGGCCGATCTGATATTCCGGGCTGCAGTTCTGGCGTATAAGGGCTTTAATTCAATACCAATGAATTTTCGGCCTTGTTGTATTGCCACATATCCCTCGGACCCAATTCCCGCGAACGGTGACAATACCGTCTCCCCTGGATTGCTCCAAAGCCGAATAACCCGCTCAATCGTCCCGAGCTGCAATGGGCAAACGTGCCTATCGTCTTCTTCGCTTCGGGCTTCCGCTTTGTTCAGTGTATCGGATTCGCGGATTCCATACCAGATCGGACGCGCCCACTCGATCCATTCTTCGTTGTTTATATCGGGATGAATTGGAATTTGATTTTCTCCCGGCTTACGGAATACCAAAATATAATCTGCCATCGCCGGTCGGAGCCAGGAAGCATCTTTTTTGAGTTGGACAAAAAGCAATCCCTTGGAATGAGTTCTGATCGCTTGGGCTTGGGGGTCTTTGTCGATACAAACTTCTCCTTGGTAAATCCAACCCCGCTTAACAAATTGCTCACAGAGCATTCCCCTGAAGTCTTTCATGCCAATGACGCCATGAGTAGTCAGGGTTGTCGCAGTCTGGGCCGAATGGACACAACACAAACGGCCTGGTTTTGTGACACGCAGTATCCCGTCAATGATAAATTTGAAATGCTCGAAAAAGTCCTTATCATTTCGGCAGTTTCCGAGATCCCTTTCGGTTGCAGAATAGGTATAGAGCGCGAGAAATGGTGGGCTGAAAATAGAAAGGTCTATTGAATTATCGGGCAGTTTTTTAAGCTCCTCGCAAGAATCGCCCTGATATAGTTTCCAATCCTCGCCGCTGCATTCTCCACACTCAATGGATTCTTGATGCTGAATCTTACCTAATTCTTCCATCTCGTATTCCCTCGCTGCGGATATTATTTCCCGCGAAAGCGTTTCGGCTTCAACTTCTTTTCTTCTCACATTGTCAACAATTTCTATTTCATGATCCGTTACGACTATGTAAGCGTCAACGGGTTTTTTCTGGCCGAATCGATACTGGCGCCGGATGCACTGATAATACATTTCATAGGAATCCCCCATGCCCATAAAGATCATAGTGTGAGCGCATTGGAAGTTCATGCCGAATCCTGCTATTTTTGCCTTGGTCACCAGACCGCGCAATTCCCCAGATAGAAAGCGCCCGATTACGCTTTTCTTTCGTTCGTGACTATCGCTGCCTTGGAGATTTTCAGATCCTTCTATGGCCTTGCTGACTGAAACCGATTCATCATTCAATCCGCACCATATAATAACTTGTCCGTCCGCTTCATTGGCGATTCGTGCCGCTTCTTTGACTCTATCCTTGACGCTTTGCTTTCGAATGTTTACTCGATCTCCGATGCCGTGAAGCCCTCCGGGGAATAGATTGCCTTCTCGTCTCCATTCTGTGGGAATTATTACATCGTGAATTCTTAGTTCCGGCAGCTTGAATTTAGAGGCATCATATCCCAAATCAGCCGGTGATTTCATGGCCATCGCCCAGGATGCCAGCCAACGATAAAATGGTATCCTCGCGTGTCCCCTCAATCTCCATCCATCCTCATCGTGAACGAAAAAGGAAGCAAGCATTTCCTGGCGTTTCATTATTCCCAGGAATTCAGAGTGGTTGGCGATCTCGGCTATATCGTTTGGGCAAGGAGTTGCCGTACAGCAGATGCGAAATGGTATATGTGTGAAATGTTCAAGGAGTATTTTCTTTGTTGCACCATCGACTGACTTTAGAATACTGGATTCGTCAAGAACGATTCCGTCTAAATCCGCATCAACGAAATGACGGATCATTTCATAGTTTGTGATGTTTACGCCTGGGATTATTTCTGATTTATCCCGAACGTTTTTGACTTCAAGATTGAGCTTTATTCCCTCTTTAATCGTCTGTTCATTTACGGTCAAGGGCGCAACTATCAAGACTTTCCCGCCAACGTGCCGCGCCCATTCAAGCTGCTGCAGCGTCTTGCCAAGGCCGCAATCTTCAAATAACGCAGCCTTGCCGCGACGTAGCGCCCAGCGTGTCAAATCCCGTTGGAAGTCATACAGGACTGGGCTTATCTGTTCCCTTGGTATCTCGACCCCCGTCTTCTCCGCCACGATCCGCTTTGACGATAGGAATTTCTCGTACTCGCTTATCATATTCCGCGCACCTGAACAGCGCATGGTTAATGTAGCACTCATAAATAATCTCCTGACAATATGGACATCGGCCTATGCCGGTACGTGAGGGTTGGGGCATATCACTTCCCCGCTGATTGCAATTCTTGGGCCAGTTCCCTGCTGGTCATGCCACCCTCGCAATAATCGCGGGCCTCGCCCATTTGCGTTGTAAATCTGCCCATGGGAAACCTCGATGCATACCCGTCGTTTTCTCTCTCCACAACATAGCGAACGGCATCACACCTAGAGAAAGCACGGCGCGCAGACGCCGTTCGGCATCGCGCAAAGTATCTTTTGGGTAGCCGATTAGAACGTATGCGCGAACGCAATGCTTCTTTACTGGAAAGCCGACGTTCCATAGCATCTGAGCTGCGTTAACCAAGGGCTCCCAGTCGTCCGGTGTGTCGTATGCAAAGAAAACTGAATCGGGCTTTATGGAGCGCAACGCGTGCGCGATAGGGTTTGTGAGGCGTGCTGCCTCCAGGCCTCCGGTAAATTCCGCTTTGTGTTTCTGGCCCCGCAGCATGTCTACCACTTCAAGGATGTGCTTTTCAGAGCAGGCCAGCAGATTATCGTCGAGGACATTCCATCCTTCGGTGATTGGCAGCTCCCGCACATTACCTTCGCGTTTTGGAACTTCGCAAAACCAACAATTATTCGGGCATCCTCGGCTGGTGATGACGTAGCCTTTTTTTAGATACATCCCAGGAACAAAGGACTCTCCACGCATCCCGGTCGCAGGTCCACCAATTTTTACGGGGGCGATCGCTTTCCAGGCTTCGGCAAGGTAGTGGGCTCGCGGAAGATCCCATGTGAAGGTGACGGAGATATGTACCTCATCAACATCCGGTCTAAATAATCCAGGCTCGCGAGTGAACACCAGATCGCCGGACGGAGTTGCCTTTTTTATGCGCCTTGGGAAAACACGGGCAGTTCTCATGCCCACCTCCGACACCGTAAGCCTCCGCGCCACTTCACCAGATTTCAGTAGGGTGGTCATGCCTTTCCCTCCGGAAATTCCAGCCATTGCTTTCCGTCAAGCTCAGGCTTTTTGACAATCTTCCCGTAGATTTCCATAGCCTTAAGGTGGAAGGGGATTCCGGCTGATACGCATTGATCTGCAAGGCTGCGGACATCGCTAATACTCACAATTCTGCGTTTTGGTCCGGTCTCTGGGCCGCAAATTGCCCAATTGAGATATCTTCGGTCCGAACACTCACCGGTGCAAAATCCTCCATCGAAATCATGGGTTGGGCACCATGCATGATGTCTTGAAAGCTTAATTGGCCCCAGTAACGGCTCAAAGCTCACATACCTAACGACAGCCGGAGTCTGCAGCAGCAGTGGTATCCGTTCATCGGCAGCGGCCTGGTCCTCGCAGGAGACGCCGAGCCAAATCCAATCTGGAGGTATTCCATAAAATAATCTACCGCCCTCCGTTGCAGTCTCCGTCAAATATGCGAGCATTCTTTCCGGTCGCTTGGTGAGCAATTGAAACGTGTGCTGCGGGCATAGCGCCATCATGGCGAAAACCTTGTCGATAAATTCATCCGGTACGGCGGGGTGAAATAAGTCCGACATAGAGCAGATGAAAATCTTCCTCGGTTTTTTCCAATGCAGCGGTTTTTCAAGCCTGTCCGGATGCAACCGAATTTCCGAGAACTTACGGCCGCCGGTGAAGTCGCCGATAGGCCGTTTTGCCATCCGTGCAGCATAACAGTGAGCACAGCCTTCGCTTACCGGAGTGCAACCTGTGACTACATTGAGTGTCTCATCCGTCCAACTAATGCCATTCTTTTGATTGCTCACTTCGTCGCCTCCAGCCATGCCACAATTTCTGATAGTCGGGTCATAGTGCCTCTTCTGCCGCCGCTGCCGCCGCTGCTGCTGCTACCTCCGCCGGGAACAGTCCGAGATTGCGTTCATGGCCTTTGAGTTCGCGGTAGGAAACGACCTCTCTGGTATCAAGCCGGATGGTGTCCATCGTCATGCGCTCAAGGTTCTTGCGGTCGGTCACTTCCACTTCGCGGTATTCCTTTTTCTCACGCACGATCTTTGCGAGCCGTGAAACCTGCTCCGTGAGCTTGTCGATTTCATCCTTGAACGCGCTATTGGCGCTCTTTTTCTGGAGTTCAACGACGTCCAATTCCTGAATATGAACGGATAGCTCGTTGCCCTTGATAATCAATTCCTGCTCGCTGAGTTTCACTGGAAGATCCATTGTGTTCATTTGATAGTTCCTTTCGTGAAATTGTGAATGTTACATAGGCTCATGCCGTCATCCTCCCCTGGTACCCCACCTGAATTCTCCGTGCCACTTCCGCTATCAGAAGCGCGTCCGCCGTCGCCAGTGTGATGTCGAGCGCCGGGAATAGCGTCTGCGCCTTGCTGCGAAGCCTGTTCTTAAACTCCGTGTGCGATTCCTCTGCCGGATACTGCATCATCGGCTTGGGCTTCTTCGGCCTTTTCACCCTGGCCGGAATTCCCAAAGCCTTCTGCCATGTCCGGGGCTCCATCTCCTCAAACGGGATGCTGTGAGCTAATAGCAGACCGATCAGGATTCCAGCGTTGCGCCCGAAGGTGAACATGCTGGCAACTCCGGCGCCTGGGAAGCTGTGAACGCGCTCAATGAGGCAATAGGCGATTCTGGCAGGGACGATGCGCGATTCAAAGAGCTGCGCCAGGTCGGATTCGGTCTTCGGTATGCGCCATGCTTGCGCTATGCCATCAGGCGTCAGGATTGCAATGCCGCCGCTGGCACCGGGATCGATACCGAGGTATGAGCCGATTACGTTCATCTCACTCCTTCCACAGGATCCAGCCCTTTCCGTGCGATCTCGGCACAGCAACGGTGGCCCTCAGCGTGACCTTGTTTCTGGTGAGAATCTTCTGGCCAATGCCACATGCAATCTATTGAACAATGCTCATGTTCCGCAATCCCCCGTAAGATGGATCGGAGGCGGGAGATTTCATGCTCGACTGCAACTATATTTTGGTTTGCAATGCGGTCTTTCTCTTCATGCAAACTCAAAGCATTGTTTAATCTTTCAATCTCCGCCTTCTGCTGGTCGATGGTCCGCTCTTGTTTCCCTATAATTTCATTGGCGTTGGAGAACGCCAGATTATTATCGGCTATTATTTGCTTCTGCTGGTCGATGATGGATTGTTGCCAGTCAACAAATAATATCTTGCAGTTATTACAGCAGAAAACCGCGTTGTTTCCATAATCATTAAAGACTGTTTTGCTGACATCTTTACTCTCGCATTTTGGGCATTTCACGGTTGCACCTCCGAAAGCCATTGATCAGCCTGCTCTAATTGCTGATCGCTACCGCATACTTCAAGCTGTGCAATAGCTTCTTCGATAATACTTCTCGCTTCTCTGAGCAGACGGATCGCTTCGGGGAGGTCGGGACATTCCGATTTGATTCTGGCATCCGGTATATCGTCAAGATATTCTTGCGCTTCGGTTAGGTTGATCATTCGGAGCCCTTCTCATTAAGGAGCTTAGTGACTTGCTGCATAATTAAGTCTCTATTTGCTCCGTGGCCACACCTATCGCCATCACAGTCAATGCAGGTTTGATAGAGATTCGACCGACGAATTTGTCCGATGGTCGATATGCCTTCCATCAACCTCTCAACCTGTGCAGTAAGGGTGGAGTTCCTGGCCTCCAATTCGGTGCATTCCTTAACGCAAGCGTCCAGATCGCCGGCTAGGGCTGCAATGCGCCTCCACTGCTCCTCGATCTTCTCTCCCATCCGCTGTACGATATCCACTAATTGATCTTCTGTGGTCATGTCAGTCTCCATTTGTAGGGTAGAGGTCAATCAGCAATGATTCTTTTCTTAGCGGCCTTCGAGTGGTAAAGACGCACTGAATATCTGATTGGGCGAGGATCCGCCACGGAACAATCTGGAAGGCCATGTATCCGTATTTCAGGAGTCTTCCATATTCGATCTCACTAAACCAAGTTCGCAGTTGTTCTGGACTCGTACAGCCACATGCCACGTGCTCGTAGTTATTCACAGCATCAAGAATTCCAAGTCCAAATTCCAACGGCCACGGCTTTAGCTTCGCATGGACTTCATCTGATTTGTCTTCGCACCAGTAACGGCTAAACCCAGGTTTCCATGGTCCGCGCCCGTCTTTATCTTGGATGCGATATATGTAATCCATGTCACTCTCCCCATTCCTGTTTTGCCAACGTCCTATGAGTACATATCCAGAATTCCTTGGCATTCGTCGTCATTTGGCAATGGAGTCTCATTTAGCCACCATTCCCACATTTCCATCCAGCATGAAAAATGGCGATCCCCAAACCACCTCCTTCCATCCCTTTGAGGTTTACCGCTTCTTTTGTGCCATAGGTCTTCAAATAATTTCATCCAGGCACGCTCGAAGTGAGGCCAAAGTTTTAACTCTTTGGCGCGATTGCTGGACATGGGGCATCCGACGCATCCGATCCGGCTAAATCCTTTATCGTAAAGCTCACAATATGGGATATTTCTTGACTTTATAAACCTCCAAACCTCATCGTCTTGCCAATAAAATATTGGAGATATTACATACGCCTGAGTTGCTGTATACGCCGAAACTTCCTTCCACCTCTTGGCGCGTCTCGGTGATTCTGCGGCCCTTACTCCAAAAATCATCACCTCTCCGATGGGAGCCCGACTTTCCTTGTATACTCGGCAGCACCATCGTATATTCCGTATCGGGTAACCCTCGGTCATCGCCTTTTTGAAAAACGGAACCAAAGGTACTTCCCAGACTACGTCTTTATGCTCTCGCTTTATGAATCGGCAAAGTTCAGGCGGGTCAATCGTGGTCACGTTGTAATGCCAAACCACGTTAATCTCACCAAGACGCGCAATCTCTTTGATGACGCAGGAATCTTTGCCGCCCGAGAAACAGCCGTAATAGGGCGTATCCTTGGGCTGGTACATTCTCAGGAGTTCGATTGCGCGTTCAACCTTGTCACCGAATAGATCTTTCATAGTTCGTCTTTCGCTACCGTCCCCACATTATTCGACCGCCGCTCCTGCCCATGCTCAAGCCACAGTCTGCGGTATCTGGGATTGCGCTTGAGCTTTGCCATTGCCTGCACGGTTAGCTTCTCAATGCCGCTTGGACTCCCGCCGATTTCGTCTGCCACTTCACGCGCGGTTAGGGTGCAATTTTGCTTGAGGGGCATTTGGCTATTCGTCCACAAAATGCGCTATTGCGGCCATGAGAAGGCAGAATGCCGCGACCGCCAGTAATATGCTTCCGGGAATCCATAGCGGAGCCAGAACCCACCACCAAGACCATGTGATGTAATGGGTGAGCTTTAAGGCGATGAAAAGAATCGCCAGTAATCCTGCGAAACCGATTCCACTTGATGAACTGCTTGAATTACTCATACTCCCCTTTCTCCGGGGCCCTTCGACCTCGGTGGGTGGATGGTTAGTTTTCCTTGCACCACTTGGCAAGGGCGTCAAGAGTTGCGCTTACCTGTTCTACCGGGGTGCCTTCAATGAATTCGCAGATGGTGTCATAGTGCTTTGTGAGGACTTCCGTGGAGCTGGAATACCCGCACGCGGATATCACGGCCTTGAATTGCTCGTCAGTATAACCGGCGGTCTTTGATATGGCGTAGAGGCGCTTTCGACGCGGCTCCGATATGACATTGCCATTCGTCGGGGTCTGCGTTCCCGACTTGCGCTGGGGTTGCTGGATGGGGGGCTTACCCGCCGGATGGTCATTGCCTTCTACCGTGCCGGACCCATGAAGAACCTCATCGTTCTCCAATATATCCTCTTGATCCTGTGTATAGACCTCGGAGGCCGCCGTTGCTTTCAGTGTTGCGTCAATGTAGGCCCGCTTTGCACCGATCTTCAGCACGGTGTTGTATGTGTCGGATATATTTGGATTCTCGACTACTTCTCCGGCCCTGCAAATCTGCCATTTGCCGTCAATCTTTTTTGTGGAGAATCCCTTGCCGCCGATCAATTCTTGAGCCTTCTTGGGATCGGATTTCCTGTAGTCCCAATATTCACTTGGAACCTGCTTCCCGGTTGGCTCAACCGGACCTTGGCGGAATCGATACTTGCTCTCCATCGTAGAACAGGAGCCAACACCGGACCCGAGGAATCTTCCCGTTACCTTGTGGTACATATCGCACCGAATAATGTATTCCCGGTGGCCGCTGGCAAGGTCTATAGGATTCCGTTCGCCTTCGTACTTGGGCGACATCATAAAAGTAAGACCGAGAATTTCTGCGCCAGGCTTATATAGTGTTGGTTTCTGAGTTCCCGGTATTGTGCCGAAGTGGATATCTTCCTTCATTACTCGGGCTGCCACTTCGCGCACCTTTTCAACCTTGCGGACTATCTCATCAACCGAAAGCTCTACTGCCTCCGGCTGGTATTGCGTTAAGGCTCCTGGGCTGTCGTGCATCAATGCTTCTCCGTTATTCATAATTGCTATCTCCTTGCTCTGATTGCGATATTGGGAATGTCCTCGTAAACTTCGATCCCGGCAATTTTCGCGGTTGCGCCCATTGCACGGACAACGCCATTGATTTTGACTTCGTTCAGCGCCAGATATTCACGCGGCACCAACGCTTCATTGACCACGCGCCACCGATAGACGGGTTTGCGGCCGGACGATATTCCAGGGGCCGAAGCGAAACTCGGGAGAATCGCTGATATCTGCATCGGCATGGGAGTGTCGACGATCTCCTGTATGGTTTCCGCCGTCGCTCCCTGTTTCTCGGCCTCGATCGCCAGAGCCAGCCGCGCTTCCTCTTCGCGCTTCCGGGCTTTATCCTGCGCCTTTCGCTCGGCCTCAATTCGGATCCGCTCTTGTTCCTGGATGAAAACACCGAGAGACCGCTTGATGATTGTCTCGGCCTCAACCAGCGGATCGAGCATCCGTTTCTCTGCCGCCACGATTGCCTTGTGAGCCGCGAACGCCTTTTCCTTTGATTCCTTGTGATGGTCGATAATTTCTTTTTTAAGGTCCGCGATATTGATTAGCAATCCTGCGCCCTGGTTGTACGAGTCCCGATCGGCAATGATGATTGCCTTGGCCTTTTGAGGCCACGTTAATGCTTGTTGCTCAAGTTCGACTTCCTGAAGCTGTTCCGCCATTATTTTTGCTCCTTGAAATAGTAGATATTTAAGGCTGATTGAAAAATTGCTAGGTCGGCCATGTATTCGGTTTTCGGAAATTCCTCAACCTTCCATTTGCCGCTGCTTCTGAGATACAGGCCGTATCGGGAATACGAGAAGGGATCGTCCATCATGTTCACGTAGGCCGCGCCCTGGATCTTGTGCCACTTTTGCGGCGGTCCCGTTTTGATGTCCCATAATTGCCGTGGGCGTCTGTCAAGAATGCGGTCGGATGTTCCTACATAAATCCCGGTTTTGTCCTGCATCGGAAGTTCTATCCAGGTAAACTCTCGCCCATAGTGAGCAACCCAGTCCTTGTATCCCTGCAGGTATCCGGCAATTTGCGGATCAAGGGAGTCTTCATCAAGGTCGCCCTGGTCGAAATACTCACAGGCCAGATGTACCGCCGAACCGCGCGCGCGTCCCTCTTCTGTGTAAAAGGCTGTGTCAATGAGGCCAACGCTCTTTAGAATCTGCGTCACACTCGGAAGGTTGTTGCTGTATGTATGCGTTGCGCGGTCAAGTTGGATCATTTTATTCCTTCACATATCCGTTGTTTTCTGCCCAGGTTTCGAGTTTCCTATCATCGAATACTTCTTCTGGGTCCATGTTGCTGGCAATCCACTCAATCGCTGGTTCAAGAATAGAATCGCCTATGACGGCATTGAGAAACTCCTTGTCCTGTAAGTAAGTAGTTGCCATTATTTCCCCCTTATCCTCTCCCAAGCGATCGCCCATATGGACTTCGCCTTGAGTGCCGCGAGTTCCTTGCGGGCATCACTCAGTTTGATGGCAAGGTTTTCTACTAGGTGCTTGTCGGCGATTAAGTCGTTCAGGTCGTAAGTCAGTAGGATTCCTCCATGAGAATCCCTCTGTACGTTTGTGTAATGCGGCCCGCTCTTACGTTTCGTTGGTTCCATGATTCCCCTACGTGGGTTGAATTCCGTTAAAAGAAATGTGCTTCGGCTCAATGGGCGACGCCGACGAACTGACGGCGATCTCATCTTCGAGAATCGGCTCTTCCGGCTTGTCCTGTGCTACCAACCAAGCCTCAAAAGCTCCACGCGCACAGTCATTGCCACAGGCTGCGGTTTCGCTGGAATACGACCGATACTCTGTTACCTTGAAGTAATCCCGCCACGACTCGATATTGAACTTCGGAGGATCTTTGGTGATCGAGTGGCATGTATCGCATTCGTAAGCTGTTATTTTCATATTTCCCTCTTATTGGCTCCCCGCGCATCCACGGCCCTTATCTTAAATGCTCTTTCCGATTGACTGCCGGAAGCGGTCCGGCCACCGTTTGTTCACCGCCGATACGTGCGGCTTACTGTGATCCGCTTCAGGTTCTCAGTCTGGTTGTGCGGATCAAATTTGGAAAGGTCCGTCAAGACTCCGGGATGACTTGCCTGCGCAAGTATTACCGCGTCCCCTTGTCGCTCAACCGTCACCAGTTGAGAAGTAGCGTAGTTTTTCATTAAGGGCCGGACCTTATAAATTGCTCCACCCCCAACCGAGCTTGATTACCCAATGGGTGTTAGCCGCCCGGTCTTCGCGGGGATGGAAACTGTTATTAATCGGTTCGGCTATTCCAGACTTTGACTGCCTGGGTTCAGCTTGTGGAATGAGGGCCTTTGGCTTTGCACATGGAACAATAAATGTAGGTGCAACCATTGGGATCATTCACTATTATTAGGTTCAGCCATCCATCGTTGGAGGCACCGCAAAAAGGACATCTCTTCATCTCCACACCCCCGCCAGAAACGCAAATCCAATTGCAACCCACACCGCCGCGAGGATTGCCAGCATCACCTGCAGCTCCCAGTTGTAGGGGCGAGTGATACTCCACACCCGCTTGAGCCGGAGCAGTACGAGGCGATTCAGGAAGCTCTTGAATTGGCGATATGCAACCGCGATCTTCGTGGTCATAGTCCTGTAGTCCTTTGGAATTGGCCTATGATCCAGCCAGAGGAGGCCGTGCATGTCGTTTGGCATTATTTCGCCTCTCCGATCACCCAAATCGCCCTCGACCGCCATTTGCTACCCGCCTTGTGAATGTCGATGATCCGCGCTTTAACTTGGATGCACGGCCCATCGGATTGCGTGTAGTTTTTGCTTTCCTCCAGTGACGGCCACAGATACCATCCGGGATGGCATTCGGTATCAGCGGTGGAAAATACTTCCGTGCCGTAAATGCGATCATCCTGCAGGACTCTTCCCGCTGCCGATGTTGCGCGAGTTCGATAGCCGTAAACCCATCCCTTTTGTTTTGGTACCGGTTTAAAGTCATTCGCTATGGCGTTGGGTTTGTTTGTGGGGTCAAGAATTGTTTTGGTAAGGTGGGCACCGACAAGGCTGGCACCGACAAGGCTGGCACGGTCAAGGCTGGCACCGACAAGGCTGGCACCGACAAGGCTGGCACGGACAAGGCTGGCCCCGACAAGGCGGGCACCGACAAGGCTGGCACCGACAAGGCTGGCACGGTCAAGGCTGGCACCGACAAGGCTGGCGCCGACAAGGCTGGCACCGACAAGGCTGGCACCGACAAGGCGGGCACCGACAAGGCTGGCACCGACAAGGCGGGCACGGTCAAGGCGGGCACGGTCAAGGCTGGCACCGACAAGGCTGGCACGGTCAAGGCTGGCACCGACAAGGCTGGCACCGACAAGGCGGGCACGGTCAAGGCTGGCACCGACAAGGCGGGCACGGTAGAAATTCACCGTATCCTTGTTTTTCTCCAGGCAGTCCTTAATGGACTCATATTCACCCGCAACGATGATCGCGTCATTGTCCCAACGTTTTATTCTGATATGCATTACTTCCCTCCATACACAATCAGCGCAATCCAAAGCACGATGTAGATACCCGTAACCCAACTCCAGAAGCGCAACCTTTTACGATCTTCGCGCACCCTGATGCACGTTCTGAGATAGTCGATAATGAGGTAGGTGGAGGTCATTTGGCCCCCAATGCCGCTTTGTATCTGGCAATCAGATCCGCATTCCACCAACGCCTTCCTAGTTCAAGATCGCTGAGATATGCGGGGCTGATTTCCATGAGTGCCGCTGTTTCCCTCAGACTCTTGCCGCTTTTCTCGCGCTTGATTCTCATTGCGCCCGACTCGGGAATGTGACCAGCGCCGCCACATCGTTTGCATATCGTTTCTGTATTTTGTTTTCTCATGATGTCACTATGTTAGCGGATACGCATATTTAATGCAAGAAAAATCTTACAACTATGATTGCTTTATTGATGCGGACTTGCGGATTTATCAAATATGGTATTACATGGAGCTGGCTAGGCTCCCCATTCGTTATGGTTACTGCGGAGTTTTAGGAGGGATGGTAATAGTCGTCGTAATCGTGGCCTGATTCAGCCGATCGAGTAGTTCGTGCAGGTCGTCCGTAAGCCTCTGAATATCCGCGAGCAGCTTGGAGTTGGCGCGTTCGATGAGTACGAAACCGGCCTCTATTAGGGCTGGAATCGTCTCTGTCTTGACCTGCGTCAGTTCCTTGGTGAGATCCACGAGATCCATGTCAGAACCTAAACGTCAGCGCGAACGCCGGATTGACCTTCCATTGCATGCTTCCGGAATCTCGATCTTGGGCATACTTCCAGGTACCAAACAATGCGACGCCGAATTTATCCTTATAGATGAACTTGTGCAGGCCCCCGCCCGCTTTGAGGAGGGCCGAACTCGATTCCCCTGTTTGCTGAAGTCCGGCATCACCAAGTCCAAATAGCGACACACCTGCATAGTCAAAAACGTCATATAGAATCCCCGTGCTGAAATCAGCCTGGAAGTCTTTATTGCCTATTTGGAGGTTTCCGGTACCTGCAGGCACCAGGCCGAATTGCACTTCAGAAAAACTGTAGACGCGGCTGTCTTTGCCCAGTTGTTTCAGAAATCCGGCCATGCCTTTCGCTTGCGCCCCGTCGAAGTAGCCGGCGCCGCTGAATGCTAATCTGTTTAGAGTTTGATCCTGCGCCATAACCGATCCCCCGCATAGAAAGCATAGAGCGACCGCCAGAAGCGCCATTGCGAACAGTTTCATCTTCATTGACTTATCCTTTCTGTGTCGGCTGATTTTGGTTGCCGACGTGTTGAATGAAAAACTGAAATGCTCCGATGAATGCAGCTATGAGAATCGGCCACGGTTGAGGCAGCGTATCCACGGCTGCATTGGACATTTGCAGAAAAATCAAAAACGATTGAAGTAACAGAATTGTGGTGGGTTTCATAACAATCTCCTATGAATAAAGCCAAATCGAAGGACTTGGCAGAGTGCCGTCGATATCGACATGGACAAATGTTTTTCCAATACCGATGCGGGGAATGCCGGCCTTTATGGCAGCATCGACAATCAGCCACTTCTCCCTACCAGTTGGAGCTGCGATATCTGCAGCAAGCCCCCGCGTGTGGGCGCTGTTCGGTGTCGCTCCCCTGAGAGCGGCATTATAGGCCATTGTCCGGTATCCGCTGTCAATATGAAACGGGATCCCCGCTTCTTCGCGCATCCGATCTAGAAGGCCGAGAAAATGCGCGTCCATGTTCGCACCACTGCCGGGAACGTCCGGGCTTGAAAATTCGGATAAAATAAAATATTTCATTATCTCGCCCCCGGCACAATGACATTGCCTGTCTTCAAGGCCGTGCATTCGGAGTTATCGCACGTCACTTCGTGGTAATGGTCGTAAATCCGCTTCCATAGATCCTTGATGTCGCTCTTTATTCCAGCGAGAACCAACAAAATCAACCCCTGCAAAATACCTACCCCAAGGCCAACGAGAGCAATCGTCATATTTTCCGTCATGTGCGTGAACTCCTAATGAACAATTTTCAGTGTATCCGTAGTTCGGTACAGGTCCCCTACCTTCAATCCCCCTGCCAGAGCGGCCGCGTTATCGGCATACTCCGGACAGGTCAGAACATTCAAGCTTCCGTTGACACTCATAATCTGACTGGACGGAGTAGCATTGGATTTGCCGTAAAACAGCACATTGCCGTCAATGGCATATTGACCGCCGGTGGAATTGACGGCCGGAGCCGCTACGCCCAGGGAACCGTCCGCCACATTGTCCGTGAATGTCGTGGTGCTGTTGTCGAGGATATTAGTAACGAGATATTTCAGCCCGGTTCCCGCCGCCACGGTTCTATAGAGATTGCGTCCTGTGACAGATGGATCGGCGGAAACCGGAATGTCATAAACATCTATTTTCTTACTTACGACTACCACGGGAGTAGATGCCGCACTGGCCTCTGTCTCTCCCAGGGAAGTAACGAAGGTCACGACATAGCTATAGGTCCCAGTCAATGCTCCCGCTACACCCGCGATTGAAGACACGGCCCCCGGCGCCACAATCTGCTGTGTTAATGATCCATACCATTCGGCCTTCGGATTTAATAATCCGACAATTGTTGCCGTGCTCACGAAGCTGAATATTTGGATATCTCCGGCGATCGGCTGCTGATTAAATGTTATTGTCTTTCCGGTGGCGATAAGAAGTTTCCCGCCCCTGAAATCAAGAGTGCAATCGATAGTTAAGTCGTCGTCTATCAGGTATATTCCGGGACCGACGACCAAGGTTGTATGGCTGGTGCACGCAGAGGCAATATATCCAGAATCGTCCAGACTTCCCACCCCGCTCGCCCCTTCCCCCATGAGAGTCGGCATTTCGTCCAGGACCGCCTTGACAGTGCGATCAACGCCTGTAACTTGGCTATATGCCACAAGGGCCGCGCCGTTTCCTGCCGTGGTCAAGGCGAGGTTTTCTTTGAGCAGAGCGTCGATGCTCTTTACGCTATCCTGTGTCCATATCGTGGCACCCGCAGAGGTCTTTAAAATAAAGCCATATGCCGTAGCGGGGTCCAAATAGAGAGCTATTTCGACACCGGAAGATGAGGGGCGTCCGGCCGAGTTCAGGGTGATGGTCGTCGGATTGGGAGTCGTCAGGGCGTAGTCAGAGAAAGTAGCAAGAGGCGTTGTAAGTGCGGCATTCGTGGTATAGAGCACGCAGGATGCACAGACCGCCCCGGTATTGGTTAGGAATTGGAGGTGTGGCATCGGTGTAAGCGTGCCCTGCCCGAAGGCCAGAGACGAAAACAGGAGAATCGCGAGAATTAGTTTTTTCATGTCAGTCCTTTATGGTAAAATGACTCATGCCCATTTGCCGAACGGCCCTCAAGATCTCCATTATGATTTCATGGCCTCTTTGCACTTGCATCGGCGGGATTGTCTCCGGGGTTCCATTCGGTGAAATTGTAATAGTCACTTCATTTGTCGCCTTCACTGTTGGACTTGTACATTTTCTGTGCTGGGCAATCGTTGTCCGGCAATCGACGCATTTATAGCTTCCAGGCTTCGCGCCATTTGTAGAGCCTTGCTATCTACCATCATATATGCCGCTCTTGTTGAAATTGGATTTCCTGCATTCTTCGCCGCTTTTGTTAGCGCAATTGCTAGTCTAGATTTAACTACGGGATTGCGCAAAAGAGACATTACGGCAGCTGTAGCACCCCCGGCTTCCCATCCAGCAGCGGCACCAACTCCAATGCCACCCAGGGTTCCATATAGTCCGGGCGTGAATACTTCCCAGTTTTTTGTCCTACCAACAGCCCTCACAAGCTGATTCCTTAATTCTATAAGAGCGCCTTCTCTTGCATTTAACCCCTTGAGGTCCGGGAAAATATTTTCCAATTCCTCTTTGATGCCACGGGCAAGCGCCTTCTCTGCTTCCATTTGGGCTGATGATAATTCATTATATTTTTTGGCGTTTACGCGATAAGTCCCCTGCTTCATGCCCTGCGCTTCTTCTACTGGGATCTGCTTGAATCCTGTAATATTTCCCTCTGAATCCCTAATCACAAACCTATTAAGCCATTGCGATCTTGCGGCTGCGATTGCATCCAGATCGGCATTGGGAAGTACTTGTTCTCCGAATCCTTTGCCGCTTGATTTCAGCCTTGCGCCTACGGCCTCCGGGCTTATGGTTGCTTCAGGATTTGACTTTATTGTATTGGTTATAGTTTGCCGCAAATCTCTTATAAGTCCGGATATTTTAGAAACCCCCGCGTTACTTACGGGAATGGCCTCTTTTAAGCCAGTTGCCACCTGGCCCTGAATTTTAGGTAAATTTCTAGCAGATAGGGAAGGTTTTAACGCGCTTTGGTACATTCTTTCTGGCAGTTCTCCTGTCATTCCTGCTATGCGATTTCCTAACGCTTGTTTAATATTTCCAGCTCCTTCTGTCGCCGCAACCGTTCCCACTAATCCCGTGGCCTGCCCAAGTCCACCTGCCACATTTCCCTTTTGTATTTCCTCTGAAGCTTTCACGGCGGCAGGTCCGACCATTGGGATGATCCCCGGCAAATGCTGGATCGCTGTGCCGAAGTCCATATTCTTTAACGCTTGCAGGGTTTTCATCCCCTCTTCGTTTGACGCCTTGACGGTTCCTTGGGCAATATCCCACATGGTCTTGAACGGCCCGAGGGTAGCACCATGCTGCCGTATATTCTCCGCGTTGTGGGTCGCAAGATCCGCGATTGGGCCAATGGTGGTTTGATATAGCCCTGTGCCAAATCGCGATACGGCACTATCGGCAAGTTGTTCTGACCCAGGCACGATTCGCGCTTGCACATCTTCGCGGGGTTGACTTTCGGCGACAAACCCAAGATCGGAATGCTGATTGACAGAAGGATTAGCGGGCGGATTATTTGCTGTTTCGGGTTCAAATCCCAGATCGTCATATTGTGTCATCGTTTTTTGAACCCCCGCTTTTGAGCTGCATCCCATTTTGACGCATCGATAAATCCTGGCGTACCCTCGGGCGATATTACAGCGATTTTACCTACAGGAGTTACGATTTGTGATTGGCCGGTGGGTGCTTGCCCTTTATAATTCCCCCCTATTCCGAACAAATCCCATACTCTCTTATTCTGATTATTGACGCTTCTCTGCAAAACGGTATCCATCTTGTCCATTGATGCTTTTAGCGCAGATCCAAACCCAGAGAGACTTCCTGCCGCAAAGCCGTCCCTGATTATAGATTCGGCTCTCTTCAGGTCACTTTCGTTTATTTCGCGGATATTGCCGTTGGCGTCTATCTGGCCTTGCAGCGCCGCGTTATACATAGCAAATTCGTTGCGTAATTGTTCCAAATGGAATTTGTAGCGATTGACCGCCGCATCATTTACCTGTTCACCGGCAAACATTTTAGCGATATTCCCCCATTTCAGGGATTTAAATGATGATTCGTCCGCCGCCGATTTTAGGTTATCCAGTGTCGCAACCAATTCATCCTGAGCAACCTTTGATTGATTGTTTCTCAGTACATTTGCTTCCACTGTTTTGTTAATAGCCCCAAATTGAGCCCGGAAAGTAGCTTCATCTATTCCGCGTTTTGTGGTGAAATCCCTCCCCTCTTTCATGTATTTAATTCTCATAGGGCCAGACATTCTCGATAATGCCGTACTTCCAACTGTCAAATAATCATAGGCTGGCCTTGATAATCCAGTTTGTGCGAGGATGCTAGTGCTGTTTACGTCTGGCGTGGATGATGATATATCCATTCCGCCGCCCGCCGTCGCTGCTTTTGCCGATGCTTCCCTGATCCGATCATTGACCATGTTATGGAGGGCGGTCTCCGCTTCTTTGTCACCCTTGGCAGCCTTCAGATATAGTTCTGGTTCCGTCACATTCCCAGCCTGTTGTTTCAATTGCGCCTGCTGGTATTGAGTCATCGGAGTAGTCCCTGCCGCCGTCTGCGCCGAAATAATCGTATCCGTTTTCGCCTTTTGCAGAGCCTGTTGTTTGGTCTGTAATTCCAAATCATTCTGCATCTGTTTAAGATGATTCCCAGACATGGCCATGAGTTCATCGTCCCATGACTGAGGGAGTGTGGATGCCTGCTCCTTAGGGATAATGCCCGCCTGAATCATGCTTCCCACTTTTGCCTGATACGCCTGCCCTCTTTGTTCCGGCGGTAGCGACGATATTTCATCAATGGTATCTGAAAATGTCTTTAACCGTTCTGCGGCAGTCTTGCGTTGCGTTTCATTCAATATCGCAAACGCCTGTTGCTGCTTGGTGATATTCTCCACGATTGGAATGGCCTTCTGCCCAAGCGCCTGAATAAGTTTCGGCTGAGCGGACTGCAAATCTCCGCCGGATTCCCCGAGGATCTTCCTGGCAGTTTCCATGTCCGCCATATCTTGTTTCATTTGCTGGAGTTTTATGTCATTCTCCTGTATTGCTTGTCCCTGAATCTGTCCTTGCTGTTGCATATTTTTCAAGGCTTGCAAGCGGGTGAATTGATCCGCAATATCCGGGATCTCCGGGCCTTTCACCGATGCCGGAATCTGCCATGCGACTGTAGACATATGATCTCCTATCCTGGTATTCCAGATACAATTTGAGTCGGATCAACTGTATTCAAATCAGCTAATGTTGGAGATGAATACCCCGACTGCCGCATTGCCAAAAGTTGCGATAGATTGTTTCCGAGTCCGGCGATGGTGTTTCCCCATATTTGACCGGAAGCCACCTGTCCTGCTGCCGTGGCATTCCCCGCTCCAATGATGTTACTGCCGACCTGCGATGCCGTCTGCGCGCCGAGATTTCCTACCTGTGCCGCCGCATTCTGCCCCAAGCTGGAAAGTGTATTCAGGCGGTTGAAGACATTTCCGAACTCATTGCTGGCATAATCCTGATTATAGCGGCTCATGGCTTTGGTCGCCGCGCCGGATAGCGTTCCCGTGCGAGATGCTGCGCTGCGTTCGATGCCCTTCTGCCCCTCTGACAGCCGGAACTGATATCCGGGGTCCATCGCCATGATGTCCGCTGAAGTTGCGCCCGTGGCAGTTCCCGTGGTAGCAGTCGGAGCCGCGGGCAAGGCGTCAAGCTGAGATTGCAGTTTAGCCGCCTTGTCGTTGTAATATCGAGCCATGAATCCGATTCCGGGCTTCGCGGCCTTGGCGGTCAGATCCGCTATCTGAGCATTGATGTCCTGACGTTGCGCATAGTATGGGTCAGAGATCGCGCTTTCATTCCCAAGGCCCGCAAGCGCATTGAGGCGTGATGCCGCGGCGGTTCCCGATTGAGTCCAGGGCGAGAGATCGGAACGCGTCTGATTGTACTGACGTTGCTGCTCCGCCGTGGCCTGTGACGCGGCTTCGGCTTGAGTCTTTGCGGCTGATTTTGCTCCACTTGATGCGATCGCTGATCCGGCAAGTCCGGCAGCGGCCCCAATCCCTGCTACTGCAACGGCAACGAATGACATTTTTCTGCCTCCTGTAATTCCAAATATTCCTGCTCTGGGATAATGAATTGCCGTTCAATTTCGTCTGGGTCAGTCTCGGTCGTCGGAATGACATTGATAAACACGGCTTCTTCCTGGCAATATGCGAATTTCTTGGCATTGGGCGGGGAAGTAAATATCCTAGGCCCAGTTATTGTAATCGGTGGCTCTCCGGGATCGACATATACCCGCAGCACGCCTTTGAGTAGAATATTACAGGTTGAGTACCTATGTCGCATCCCCATAATAATCGTTCCGGCAGGAATTGTCACCTGACGAATGTAGACCCCCCCGGAGAATATATGCTCTGTCGGGATTTCTACCTGATTCGGCATAGTTAGCATGTGCGCTTCAAGAGCGGCGAGATCAATGGGTTTTACGGGCATAGATTTCTTGCGCTTCAAAATGATTTTCATACAAAAACCGCCTGATTCAGATTATAATAGCAATGGGCTAGCTTGATCAGCGAAAAAGGGTTGTCTTTCCGCTTCCCTCTGCCCCACTTCTCAAAGCGGAAGTCAGGAAAGTGACGAAAATGTCTAAAAAAAGATATCTTACTTTTAACGGAAAAACTCAACGCATTTATGAATGGGCAAAAGAAATTGGAATTCCCTATGCGATGATCCACGACAGATTGTCGCTCGGCTATCCACCGGATAAAGCTTTGACGCCCTACAATATCAAAGAGGCAGAGAAACATGGCCTCAAAGGAACTGGCGCATATGAATCGTGGTCTCACATGATTCAGCGTTGCGAAAATCCTAAATGCCATGAATATCGCTACTACGGCGGTCGCGGAATCAAGGTTCATCCTAAACTGCGGACTTTCAAAGATTTTTATAATCTTCTCGGAGATCGCCCGAAAGGATTGACGCTTGGGAGGATCAAAAACGACAAAGGATACGAACCCGGAAATGTGCGATGGGAAACATGGACGCAGCAGGCGCGTAATAAAAGAAATATCCGCCTTCTTGCAATAGACGGACAAACTAAAACCATAATGGAATGGTCGATTATTTCCGGAATTAAATATTGTACAATTATAATGCGCTTGTTCCGTGGGCATAGTCATAAGAATGCTGTTTTTACTCCGCTCAGAAAAAGACGCTTTAAAATGAGTGAAGAAGTACAGTTCCCGCAATGCTAATTTTCCCTGTCGTCGATGCTAGGCATTGCAGCATGCCCCCTCCTTCGAGGGTTTTGCCGTCTAATTCCGATGCCTGATAGGTCTCTCCGGGGTTGAGGCTGCGGGAAACTATCATGTTTGTATCCGATGCTGATCCGGCAAGAGGCACTAAATGTACCGTCAGCGTCTCTGCAACCGTATTGGAATTTCTAAATGATATCGACCTGAGAATAGCCCTTTTTAGATTGGGGTCTGCCGTAAAGTATGCCGTAGCCGTTCCCGCTATCAATGCTGCCGTGATCGGTTTTTCTATTATCATAGTTACTCCTCTTTATCTTGTGGCTTATCTGCTTCCGCAAGCCAGTAATTGCACTCCTGAATCGCGCCGATAATGGCATTCAGATTTGCCAGTGTTTGCTGTCTCGCCTTCTCTAGCTCCGCGAGTCGTGCGTTGATCTTTTCCTTGTCCATCATGTCTCCTATGATTCTATGCCGTTCGCTATCAGAGCGGAACGGTGGTTATTGGCCAATGTTTTTATCGCATTGACCGCCGTAATAAAATCATTCATTTCGGCAGCAGACACAAATCCATATCCCCCCGAAGTCGCCGTTCCTGCTACTGCGGCTGCTGCTCCACCGCTGGCATAGGCCGTCTGAGCGGTTTTACCATTGCAACCGAAACCTCCGGTTATGACTCCTGTGCCGTCGACAAGGAGATTATTATCGCCTGGATCGGTTACACCTCCAACATGCAGACCGCCGTTGATGGCAAGTTTGGCTGACGGGGCGGTGGTGCCTATACCGACATTGCCAGTGTTTCCACCAATTATGTATACTGTATCATTAAGAGCTATATTTTTATATATAGCACCAACTCTATCGTAAGCTGTTAAAAATCCAAAACTGCTTGCTATTGCATATCCAATTTCTAATCCAACTCCACTAGTTGGAGTAGTCAAGTCTGTTGTACGAAAAGTTCCGGTTATATCTAGTTTAGCAGATGGAGCAGTTGTACCAATGCCAACGTTACCATTTGCTCCTGCAACGGTGACCACATCTGACCAACTGGCTGAACTTTGTCTATTTTGGATACGTAAATCGTAGTTAGCAACGCCATTAAAGATTGTCGCCAAACGATAACCATATCCATTCGTCGCACTATCAATCTTAAATTCTAGACCATTAGTGCTTGCATTGGCGTTGTTTGTATCTATTATGACTGCCCCTCGATAAGTTGGTTCTCCTCCTGCAAGGGCAACTGCTGATACGTGTAGTTTACTTAACGGCGCAGTCGTGCCAATACCTACCTTACCCTCCGTCAAATAAAGCGTATTTACAATCGCTCCAGCCTCGATGCTGGTAATCACGTTCACCGAGTTCTGCGCCAGCGTGAAGTCTGTGCCGGGTGTCAAACTGGTTATGCCCGCAAGTCCCTCGGCTCCAGTGCCACGATTCAGAGCATGGGCAGTTGTACCAATATACATAGTCGAGGAGTTGGCAGCGTTGTCACCTGTGTTGCTGCCAGATACCGATGCCGATGCTCCAATAGTCAATGGGTTGGCAGACCAAGCAATATCAGTAGTAGTCGCCTGTAAAATCTTACCTGTTGGAGTTGCAGGAAATGGAAGTCTTGCCCATTTGGGAGTGGCATTGCCGTACATAACGTCGCCACGCGCCACTGAATCCGCAAGCGTATCTCCATGAGTTGCGGATAGGACATTGTGGGAAGTGACAGAAGTCAAGAAGCTGGCGAAGTCAACATGGTCAAGGTATCCGTCCACTAGCGCGGTCGCCTTGGGAATAGCGAATGTCCGATCAGCCGAAAGATCGCCGCCTCCGGTGAGGGGGGCCGTGGTGTTGATTGTCCTCGTCGTCGGCACTCCACCTAAGTTAGCTAGGGTATAAACAGCATCAAAATAAGTCTTCAGTGTCCCCTTGACATTTAACCAAGAGAGCTTTGTTAGGATATTACCAGCTGCGCTGTCCATTAAGCCAAGCATGTCAGCATCGATCGGTGGATTCTTCGCAGCGGCGCCATTTATCAGAGTGCCAATTCTCTGCGTGGTCACGTCGGTTTCAACTGACTGGATATGTACCAAAACAACACCCACGGTCGCGGATTTGACCTCAACTGTTCCTACCCACTGGATGATATTTGGGAAAGATGGCTTGACGTTGGTGAGTTCTCCGGCCGTGGTCGGTGACACATAAAGAGAATCTCCCTCATTCCACGCGCTTGTATCGATTCCCGTCAATCTGCCGATGATCATTATCTCGGCAAAGTTGTTGTCATTTACCGCTATTGTCGTTATTGCGACTGCGGGCATGGTCGCAGAGGAATCTGCCTTCGCCATGGCGAAATTGGGCTTGTTTCCGGTTGATCCTGTATAATAAACGGCCCTTGCTTTTGCAATTGGCGCTCCGCTCGTATTGCGGGCTACGCGGAAATTATCCTGGTTGATCCGATAGATCATCCCCAGGTCTGTTATTGTTTCGAGCACGGTGAAGCCATCATCGGCAACGGCATAGGTTCTAATTTCTCCGGCTGCGGGCGCTGCCGGTACCGCCGCCGCCGTCAAATCGATATTGCTCGGCTTCACCGTTCCCGCTATGGAAATCAGGCCGGTGGTCTCGGTGATAATCGAATCCCCAAGAGTAGAGGCGCCTATGAATTTGGGAATTGTGCCTATAGTTCCAGCGGAGCCTATTTTGACAATTCCAGCCTGTGAAGGCCCAATTGCCGCCAGAAGCCTCGCATCCTCGATCTCTTGCCTTAAAGGCCCCAAAATCTCTTGCGTGTGAGCCAATATGGAGCATTCCAGTTCCCGCCCGTCTGATACGATGCCTCTGGGAACCGAAAGCTCCTGGAGGGTTCTAAGGTCTTCTATATCCGAAAGTGTGACTTTACCTGGTGTTTCGAATTGGACGGATTCCGGAACGGGTTGCACCGAGGGGATAAATGCCTGCGTGATATCTTCGCATTCATTTTTGGCCGAAACATCGAATGCCTTCAATACTTCCAGATCGTCGGCGGTAATCTGACTCTGCACCACGTCGGCGAACCACTCCCTCCAGACGCGATGAATGATCGGATGCCCGACGCTATCTACCTGCATTTTGCCAGAGCTATCCCGCTGAAATATCCCCTGCCTGAGAAAACTTGGATCGTTTCTCATTATGCGTTCCC